ATTGTTGGCCCCATAAACCAGTGTTCCATGTTAATGCTCCCCATGTATTAGCCATCCGTCACAAATTCCATTCATTATGCTATTCTTAATATTGCTGCTGAGGTAGTAAACGCTGGAAACTGAATTGTAAATGTTCCAGAAGTTGCAGTTTTATCTCCCCCAAAATCTAATACACAAACGGCATCAGTTGTGCTTGAACCTGAGCCAGTTGTTGTGTTGTAAATTAAAGCTCCTCTTGCCGTAATTGTCACTCCAGTAAAAGACAAATCAGCAAAATCAGTTATAGCTGTATTAGTCGCTAAAGATGTGCCTGCATTTACTAAAGCTTTACCACCAGCAGAGTAACCTCCTGTTGGAGATGAAACTTCATTTGCAGTAGCATAGTTTGTTGTTGACTTCCCTAAAGTTGCAGAATTAGTGAACATCGCTAATTTATATGTATCACCACCTGGATTAGAGAAATTGTGTTTTGCTTCTAATAATTCTTTTTTGAAAGAATTACAGATTGCATTAGTTGTTATTGCCATTTTATTCTCCTTTAAATAGTTGTGTTAGGAGACGGTGAAGGCACTTTTATTCTTGGTACACCATCACTATACTCCCCACGTCTTCTTCTGCCCATTTGTTGTAGAGCAAAATTTTGTATCTCTTCATCATACTTGCTTTTATAGAGGTTGTACAGATCCATAGGACCTTTTAAAAATCTAAAAGCCTCTGATAGTACACCATGTAATAACATAGATTCTTGATATTGAGCTAAATATGTATTGTTTGATGAAGTAAAATGTGGAGGCTCTTTTATATAGTTTACTTGAACTGTATCAGCTGCTGCTGGTGTAGGAGCAACTAATATTACTGCTCCTCTTTGAACACTATCATCCCAATTAGCCCAATACTTAGGGGTTCCTTGTGCATCTGTAGGATTAAATTCAGATATGAAACTTGTGTCTCTTTTTTCTAAAAATGTCCTTGTCGTGCCAGATATATGTTCAACAGATCTAATAATAATTGAATCAGATGGTAAACTTACATATCTATTACCCGCTGTAAAAGTCGATGTTGCGTATTTTCGTACATCATCATAATCAACTTTACCTGCTATATCTAATTCAACATTTCTAATAAATTGATCTATTAAAGAATCACTCAACACAGAGCTTGAAACTTCAGTGTAATTTCTTACTTGAGTCAAAAAATCTGAATGTGTTATTGCCATTAGACTGTTACCGTTACCCTTCCTAATAAAGCGTTTAGTTGTCTTCTTCTATTTTGTAAAGATGGATTTGCTGGTTTCATTGCTGACGTACCTTGCGTTGAAAAAGCGAAATCTCCGGGTAAAGTTAAGTTTGCTATGCCAACGGATGCTCCACCAGAATCCGCTTCAACACCACTTACATTTGTGGGTTGTTGAAATTTAATTGGCCTTATATCTTGTAGTGCAATTGCATCTGCGCTAGTCCTTCTTCTTCTAATTTGTGGCTGTTTAGGTTCAAATTCTGATATGTGAACCAATGAACCATTCCATTCTTTAAGCATTTCTTTGTATGGAAACTCCATACCAGATCTATCAGATATAGCTTTTGCATATTTACCTGTAGCATACTTAGCCATATTACACTCCTCCTGTTGTAGGGTAGAATGATTGTGGTGTTATAAATGTAGAAGTTCGTTGACCATCTTCATCTAAAGCTCTTTTCAATTCATCTTCATAAATTAACTTATTTTGTTGTACTAATTGCGGAGCAACTTTCATTGCTAGGTAATATGCTAATCCAGCACACATGCATGGTAAAAATCTAAAAGCTACATCAGCTTGATTAGTGTAAACTCCTGCATCTTCAATTCTTTTAATTACATAATACTTAAGATGTGTATATGTATTAAGATCTGGGGCTTGATATAGATAAATTTTAGGTGTTATCAGTCTTTCAACATAATATTGAGATGATGTGCCTGTATTCAATTTATTAGGTAGTGCAGCATAAGTAGACCTATCAATTTTAGTTAATGACACATCTTGAGTTGTTGAACTTTCAGCACTTATGGAACTTGAAGAAATGAAAGCCTCTAAAACATCGCTCACATCTGAATTTACCGTGTATTCTGCTTGTCCAGAAACAAGTGCATTTTCATCTAATTCAACTTTCCATAAATGAATGCCTCTATTACCCCACTCTGCAAATAATAAATTTAAACTTGTCCTTGCAGATCTGAGGTCATAACCAGAATTAGTTCTAATTGAACATCTTTGATATCCCTCTTGAATTATATCATCTATATTAAGATTAAAATTTGTAGTTCCTGATGTTCCCATTATAAAATATCCTTATAATAATCTGTCATGCCACCTTTACTTTTTTTTGCAATTTTTTCTAAAGTTTCTGCCTGCGCTGCATGTGCTTTTGATGCTTTTTTTAATTTGTTAGCAACTTGTTGAATACCACCTTTTGAATTTAATTTTACTCTTTTTCTCCCTTTACCAAATTTTTTATCAAACATTGCTGTAGCTTTATCTTTTTGATTTTTAATATAATCAACTAATGCTCTTCTAGATTTTCTCATAATTCTAGTAGCATCTCTTCTTCCAGCTTTTCTAGATTTTCTTAAAACATACTGAGTCATATCAAATAATTCACTTGATTTAGCTCTTTGAATATCTAGTTTTTTTAATGCTTTCATTTCTTTTTTTTCTATACCAGTTCTTTTTTTTATTTCTGGATCATAGACTTTATTAATTCTTTGTATGATTTTTTTCCTTGCTGCTCTAAATGGTTTAGATCTTACAGCAGCTTTGATACCTGTTTTGAGTAAACCCCCAGCTAATTTTTTTTCAACTTTAAACACCATACCTACTGGTTTGATAGTTATAGATTTACCTTTTTTCATACCAGGAAATTTAAGTTGTTTTTTTCTTTTTAGTATTTCTAAAGCTCTTTTTAATCTTTTAGGATCATTTCCTATTGCTCTTTTTACAAATTTTGGCATTTGTAATCCTATTCTTTTAGGTCCTGATGTATCTCTAGCCATTATTTAAATCCTTTCAACATATCACCATAGTAACTTTCATAACTTTTATTTGATATATATTTACCGTCTATTTCTGATTTTATGTATGAACCAATGTAAGGCTCTGGTTTTATTCTTGTACCTGGAGCTTTTGATGTTGTTTCACTAAATTGTGCTCTGCCCATTGCAGCTTTAACAACTTTCTTCTCAACACCTTTTATAGTGCCTTTATTTTTAGAAGCATAGAATACGGCTTTACCTTCTTTTTCACCATATTGATCTTTCATAGATCTCATTATTTTTTTACCTTTTTTATTTAGTGGCATTACTCCTCCTTTTTAGCCCGGGCTTTGTGATCGTTATGTTTCACCTTTTTCCGGTTGTACAACTTCTTAGATAATACCACCTTTAATTTGTATAATCTAGACCTAAGATTTTTTGCTATTGGATTACCCAATATCCGTGGCATTTCCTATAATGGGTTTATATTTAGTTTTACCTTCTTCTCTGTAAGCTCTTAATAATTGTTTACGTGGGTTTTCAGCAACCCAGGAGCAGTGGACCCACCCTGAATTTGGTTCACCTGGAGTGTAGAACTCAAGTATCATTTGATCCCAATCTAAGTTTGCTTTGATCCAGTCAAAGACCTCAGCGTTGCTCGTTCCTAAACATTCAAAATCGACCGCTTCTGCCTTGGTATGTTGTGAAGTCAAACTGCTGCCAATAGCTACACATAATTCAGGAGAGCGAAAGCAGCTTGTCACTGTTACCCTACCAAAATGGTCACGGACTGGCTGTAAAATATTTTCACAAAGTAATTTTAGTTTTTCTATTTGATCTGCATTAGGATTATTATCTATACCCAACCTAATGGCTGTATCTGATTTAATAAGTTCTGCTAAACTAAAGTTACGTGATAATTTCATTATTTTAAATGTATTTTTTTAATACTTTTTTCACCCATATAGACCTCTATTTCTGCTTCACTACGTATGCATTTGTAAGATATGTTTGGATTAAAATCACGTTCTGCTACTCTACGTGCACGTAAACATGCAGCCATGTTATCCTGAATACGGTGTTCTTTGATTTCTCCATCCCAAAACATGAGCAGGGCTACCACAGTTTCTATCATTTTTTATCCTTGTAATTATCTAATGTAATAAGACCAGGGTTTTCTTTCATGTATTTTTCTTTTAATACAGTCCAATAACTTACTTTTGGATCAAAGTCTCTTTCATTGTAAGAAGAATTAGATATGACACCTAATTTCATACACATATTAATTAATTCAGCAAACTCAGCAGGGACTGGTTTTATTTTAGGAACTCGTTTACATTCTTTAACAAGTTCTAATTGTGTTTTTAATTTTTGTTTAAGCCTTTGTTCTTTTGCAAACTCTTCATCACATACAGGTCTAATAGATTTTCTCCATCTAAAACCTATAACTTGATCTTGTGATTCTGCATTAGATCCTGTTTTATATTCATTTTGTCTTACTTCTGTATACATCTCCCAACTGCCTTGGTCACATGAGTTTGTGCCATCGTTTAAATATTCATTACGAGCTTCTGCTGTTGTACACAACAAAAAACTAACGATTAAGATCTTTAATATCGTACGCATGTTCTCTTACCTGGTCTGCTAGTTGTCTATATAAATTTTCTGCCATCTCCCACGTTGCTTCAGCTGCAGATAATCTTGTAGCAACCTCTGTTAATTTATCCTCTGATACTTTTAAATCTCTTTGTAAATTAATGATGGTTTGTTTGTTGGCTTCTATAGTATCAGTTAAACTTAATACATATCTAACTGATGTAAATGTTCCGGCTAATATTGCAGCAACCACAGGAACAATTACTATATTCTTTTTTACCCATTCAAATTTTGATAATTTATTTTTATTTTTGGCTGCCATTTGTAAATCTCATTTCTCTGTTTGCATCTTTTAATTTTTCAATATCAACTAAAACTTTATCCATCTGTCCTCGTAAGAATTGTATATTGACTTTGTTTAACGCCATTGATTCTATGTGTTTGTTCAACTTATCGGTAGTCTTATAAAGATCTTCGATCATCATAAATTGTTCAGAATCAGCGGGTAATGAACCTAGTTGTCCACGTGGCCATTTTATTCTAAACTCTGTGTTCTCTTCAAGATCTTTCTCCATAATCTGTATACGAGTGTCTGCAACGTTAAGACGTTCTATGATTTGAACCGTTTTCATCGGCATTTGTACGGCTGCTTCCTCTGATATATTTAGTGGTTTTTTAATAGGCATTTGGTCCTCCACACAAAGCCAATATTACCAACATTATTATTAACAAACCTGTAAAATAATAATTCATCTTGGTACTCTCCATAAATTACCTTGATTTAATAAAATTTTTTATCTTTCTAAATGGCCAACATAAGTGATGCCAAATATCTTTTAAAATTTTCTTCATTTTTTTTTCTCCATTTGATAAAACATCTTATCACTATCTTCAGTTACGTATCTAGTGTCTTCTGCATCCCAGTAAGTATTTTGGACTTTATAGTCTGGCCAAGAGTTATCAGTAGTGTAACTAGTAACATGCCACAAAATACGATTATTAGGCTGAGCTGCATAATTACCGTTAGTAAGAGCCAATATGTGCGCACACTTATGTTCTTGAGGAATTTCAGAATGTTCCACGTCAATAATATTGGTATCAGGATGACCCCAATCAACAGTGAATAAATATTGTCCGTGATAAAATTTTTTATTAAATCCCAAATATTTACCATTTAAGCCATCCAGCCAATCAAAGCAATGAATACTAGGCCAGTAACTAAAACTGTTCCACAATTCCAACTCGTGTAAACACATATCTGGCACTTCGGTTCTACTAAATTGTTTTTGGAAAAACGCTGAGATAGGCAATCTCCAATAACACGCACCGTTTGTAAGCATGATATTAAATAAGATAGCACGCCCTGAGATTGACGTGAGCCCAAAGATAACACAGTCAAAAGATTCTTTATTATATTTTTTATCCATATCATAAAGATATTCCTTTCTTACTTTACAATATATGGGAGGTATATTTGCGTTTAAATAAGCCATCTAACATTTCCATCTTCTCCTAGCCTGTCTTAGTCTAGAGTTAGGATTCTTTGCTGCTTTAGGGAATTTTTTCATTTGTCCTGCACTTCTAGCACAAAATGATTTACGTCTCTTTGCGTCTTTTGACCCAGGCTTAACTTTGCCAGTAACAGCTGTTTTCAATTTAGAGCCAGGATTAGCTCGTCTATATGCAGCTACTCCTGCAGCTGTCATACCAGCCCCTTTTTCAGTTGGTCTAAAATTTTTTTTATTACGTGGTGGCATTACATCTCCACCACGTTTAAATCCTAAAATCTCTAAACCAGATTTATTCATAACTATTAAGTGTATACTAATGTAAGTGAACCAGTATTAGACATTGTTGCGTGCACTGCAGTTTTAAATCTAATACCACTTCCGGGTAAATAGATATCTAATCCTTCTTGCTTAAAATGTCCTTCGAACAAAATTTTACCACCGGCACCAGTGCTATCTCTTAATATAACTGATGCATCAGTAGTAAAAGCTCCTGAACCTTTTGCTTGAATATAAGTAACTCTGCATGGTCCCAAATCCGTTGATCCTCCAGACACAGTTTTTACCTGTCCCGTAGATGCTATCCTCGTACTACTCTGGTCACTTGTGAATGATCCTCCACCTGCCATAATTTACTCCTTTATTTGGTGCTCCCGAAGGAGCACCTATTAATTATTAGATTTTACCGATTAATTCAGAAGCATTTCTGTTCTGAGTTGTACTGATATAGTCTAATGTTGTTATTCTCTGTCCAGATGCAGAAGCTGATACTGAAGCTGCAAACATTTGCATATCATCAGTATTGATGTTTGCTGTAACAGTAGCTGCTAAAACTCTGTTCACAAAAAACTCAACTTTTCCTGCTCTGTCACATCTAAAACCTACAGTATCATATTGGTCATCTACAATAGTGTGTGTAGTGTGTTGAACTTGATTTGTTCCTGAAGCATTTTTAGTTACAAATCTGTAAAACTGTTCACCATTATTAGATTCAATAGAAATTCTGTTTGCAGATCTCCATCCTGAAGTTCCAGTAAAAGTTTCAACTAATCCAGTTCCATAGTCAGTGGCGTTAGCATCATTATTTTTAATCCTTGCTTCGTACCAAATTACTGTGCCTGGGTTAGTGATTGCTCCTGTGCTGTCCTTAGTCTCAGCAACAGCTTGAAAACTGTTTTGAGTTTTTACTAAAGCTAAACCATTGTTATCTGTAGTGTTAGCAGATGTTAAAGTTACTGCTCCACCTACTTCATTTGAGATTCCAGCTGCTGCGCCACCATCTGCAATAGATGTTGACCATTCTGCTGAAGGTAATGTGTTATAAATAAAATCGTCTTTATAACAAACAAAGTTAGGATTATTATCTACTGGTAAATCCTTAAACCATTTTGTTTTTTCAGATAATCCAGCAAACATTACTGGATTTCTAAAGTGTGTTCCTGCCATAATTTCCTCCTGTGTATAGCCGTTGCACTATGTCGTCTCTATACCGTCTGCCTAGTCAGTCGACATAATAAATTAATCTAGGTTTTTCTATTATACATAAAAAAAGGGGCGATGCAAATGCACCGCCCCTTAATATTTAATACTGTTAATTAGTATTAACTAGTTGGTAAATTTCCGTTACCAAATACACATCTTGGATCAGAAAATCCAAAAGAGTATCTTTCTCTAGCTTTAAATCTAACGTTACCAGTATCGAAGTCACCTTCCATCGCTGTTTTGATTGGTGATCTAACGAACATTTTGAATCCGTTAGGCACATCAGTCAATAGGAAGTAAGAGTCAGTATCTGTTAGGAAGTTGTTAACAACATAACCTTCAGGCACCATACCCATGCTTCTTACAGCATTGATGTCATTATCAGCAGTCTGAGTTCTCATAGGAGACTTCATTAGTCTCTCAGCAGTAAACTGTAATTCTTTTGGAATTATCATTTTTCTACCTTGAGAAGCTATTTTTAAGCCTCTTTCGTCTACGAAACCAGAAATGTCGATTAATGATTGTTCTAACGAAGTTTCGTTTAAGTCTGCAGCTGTAGCAAGAACATTTGAGAAAGTTCCGCCTGTTGCAAGTGGGTGTGAAGCATTAATTAATGATACTCCGTCACCACCTGTTACAGTTGTAACTTGCGCGTTGTTCAATACGTTTGCAGCTTTAACTTGCTTCGTATTTGACATTGATCTTGCAAGAGCTCTTGTATATCTCGCTGCAAGTCTGTCGTA